GGAAACAACGGACAGGTATTACAAACTGATGGAAATGGTACAATTATATTCGCAGAATCAGGCGGCGGTGGCGGTGGAAACAACACAGCAATACAGCAGACAAATTATTACAAACTAGGCACATCTACAAAAGTTATCGATGAGTTTGATTTAACAGAATACAGAGGTGCAGTTTATGATATCTCTATGGACGACCATGTTAATTCTTTGGTAGGGCATGTAAAAGTAACTTTGTTGCATGATGGATCAACACCATATATTTCAATTTATGATGTTAACGAAGACAGCACAAATATTTGTATATTTACAACTGCAATATCAGGGACCAAACTACAATTAAAAGCAAACACAAACGGCTCAACAAATACAGATGTAAAAATGAGAAGAGTTGCACTAGGTGATCATCATGAAACTGTTGCAAACACAAATTCAAAAATAATAGCAACATCAACAGCAATTAGTTCTTCAGCAACAACATTAGATCAATTTACAAAAACAGATTTACAAAGTGCAAAGTATGTTGTGTTGTTTAAAGACTCAACGCAAAACGAATACCAAATGAATGAAGTTAGCATGGTACACGATGGTACTAATGTGTTCTTTAACTTCTATGGTGGAGTATCATCGAGAGCAGACTTTCCATTTACTCTATCAGCGGCAATTTCTGGAGCAACTGTAACTGTTTCTGCTACAAGCACAGGCGGAACAACTGCCACAGCAATACTGTACAGATTAGATCTAGGATCTAAAACGAAATTTGGAAACTTTGATGACACAGAATTTAAGAAAATACATGACCAAGACTCAACAGTTGCAACAGTTGATGAGTTTGATGTGTTCAAATATGACACAGCAAGATACTTTATTTCAATTGCCAACGCAGGCGACACAGAATATCAAAATTCTGAGATAGTGCTGACCACCAACAGTGCTAAAACAGGTGCAACTATAAGTGAATCCATTGTTAGAACAGGTACAACCACACTAGCAACATTCACAGCAGACGTATCTTCAGGCAAGGCAAGATTGAGAATGGCCGGAACATCAGCAAACAATGTGGTGTATATTGCAAGAACGGCAGTGGAAAAAGAACTTATACATTATGCCTCTGATCATACTTCCAATGATGTGTTCATTAAAGCAAACAACCTCGTGGTTGATGACACAGCAACAGAATTTAAAGTAGATAAAATTACACAATCTTCACATAGTGACTTTGTAAGTAGACAATATGTATTATTTGGTACTACTTCCAACAACACAGAAACAGAAATATTTGTTGGTGGCGTAAGTAATTCACGTATACCAATAGCAACTAACAGCACAATGAACTACACCTTAGATATTACTGCAAGACGTACAGATGCAGATGGGTACTCAGCAGGTTACCAACTTAAAGGAGTTGTTGACAACAATTCAGGCACAGTTGCTGACGTGGGTGATGTGTACGAAATTATTATTGCGGAAGATGATGCAGATTTGACCATAGATGCAACAGCAGACAACACAAATAAATCATTAAAAGTTACAGTAACTGGACAGTCAGGACACACATACAAATGGATGTGTGCAGTTAAAACATATGAGGTTATAGAGTAATGGCTAGAACCAGAGGGTTCCAATGGAACAACAAAACAAAAAAATTATTCAGTAAAGGTCAAGAAGTTGTTGATAACTCAGCATCTAACTTGGTTAACACACTTAAGAACGTTGGTTCAGCAACAGGTACAGGAGTGGCACTTACTGCACAAGGTAATGGCTCAAACATTGATTTAACACTAACGGCAAAAGGTACAGGTAACGTAACAGTTTCTAGTACTGGAGCCATTGTAGTACCTAAAGGCACAACGGCACAAGCACCGACTGGTGCGGCAGGTATGTTGCGTTACAACACAACACTCGCCAGGTATGAAAGATATGATGTAAGTGCAGGAGCCTTCGTTGACATTGCCACACAGGCGGCGGCCGCGGCAGAGTCCGATGACGTCTCAATCGGTGAAACACTGTCAGTAGGGACTAGCGTAAAAAATATTGATACATTTGGAACAAGTGTGTTTGATTCTGCATTTTATCTAGCAATAGCAAAAGATGAAATCAACGAAGAAATAGCGGCACAACAAGTTTCATTGGTGCACAACAATACTAGTGCATTTGTGTCAGCAGGTGGTGGAGTTAGAACAGGAAGTAATTCACACATATCATACACAGCAGACATTAACTCAGGCACAGTAAGATTAAGAGGTACTGGGTCAAGCACTGTGAACTCAGTTAAGTTTTACAAAATAGCTTTAGGAGATGCCACATCAGCAACTAGTTCAGGAAACACAGCAACATTAATCAACACAGATGTCGACAGTGCTGTTGAAAACATAGACACATGGGCTCATGCAAGTTATAGAGGTGCAAAATATTATATCAGTGCAAACAACACTGGCAAAACAGAATTACAAAACATTGAGTGTATGGTTGTCCACAACGGAACTGACGCCTTTATTACAACATACAACGACGTACACACTGGTAATAATCCTTTAGTAAGTTTGACTGCAGACATCAGCGGAAGCACTGTAAGACTACGTGCAACAGGAAACGAGCCAAACACAGCAGTAAAAATGTACAGGGTTTTAATCTCAGATGCACAAAGTACAGCAACAAGTACCAACACAAGAACAGTAGGTGCAACCACAGTATCAAGCAGTGCCACACAGATAGACACATTCACAACAGATGGTGCAACAGGTTGTCACTATGTTATCACTGGACACAATGCAGGTGCAACTGATGATTCTATAGCAGAAGTTTTTGTAGTGTCAGATGGTACAGGTGCTTATGTGGCCAGTACTGGAATTAGTACTAAAGGTACAGATCAATTAACATTTACAGCATCATTATCAGGCACAACAGTTACATTGTTAGCGTCAAGCACTAGTGGAGGTTCTACAACTGTTAATGGTTACAGAGTACAGATGTTGAGAACATCAGGTGGAGCGGCAACTGACTTACAAGTGTTAACAAGTACAACACAGACAATATCAGGTGCAAAAACATTTTCAAATGCTGTTGTAATGATGACAAACTTGCCAACAAGTGACCCAAGCAACGCAGGACAACTGTGGAACGATAGTGGTACTTTAAAAATTAGTGCTGGTTAAACAATTAAGTCTAATATAGTTTGTAACTTACCTTTTATACTTTTATTATTCAGTGTATTTTTAAGACCCATGTGCAAATTCTTGGGCCAACATTCAAACGCAGTCCAACAGTATCCTGAATGTTCATCATTTAGTTTAGGAATAAATTCTGCATCAATGGCTACAAGATATGTGTGAAAGAAAAACTTTTGATCATTCGAAGTAAACATTTCTAGAGGAATTACTTTTTTAAACTTGGGCAAGCCACCCACTTCTTCTGTGATCTCTCTTTTCAATCCTTCAAATGCTGACTCTGTATATTTGGCTTGTCCGCCAACTAATCCCCACATGCCTTGTGTTTTTTTATCAGTTCTTTGTAGGAATAAGAAACGTTTGGTGCTGGTTGAATAAAACAATGCACCAGAACATACTATATTTTTTTCCATGTATTATTATAACAATTAAGGAGTGGTTGCGTCAAGGCTTGAATTATATCCTGGATCTGCTCCGCCGTCTAGCACTATGCTCCATTTACCAGCGGCATATACACCTTCATAAGACTTCTTCCATTCAGTTCCATCCCATCTGTACTGTATACCTGTGTTCAAGTTGGTAACATAATGTTGTGTTGAGTCTGGATCTGAAGCGTCAAAGGCTATATTCCATTTGCTTGTTGCACTGTTGTACTCTATGATATCGCCAACAGTTGCTACAAGTGTACCCCAAGTTGTACTTTGCATGGTTGCTGTAGAATCTCCCACATCATTAATAACCAAATATCTATCACCGTTTGCAGGTGTGCCTGGATCAAATGTTGCAGGATTAACAATTTTCTTAACTGCTGTTAGTGTGTTGCTTGGTATTGTGTCCGAATCTGGATTGTATAATAATATTGTGTCGTCTAATGAAGTTGTTGCAATAGTACCAATAATTTCATTGCCATTTGGCTGTGTTAATCTAATCTGTGACGTGCCACTTACTACTTTTCCGTACTGTTCTAACAATATTTTCCAGTTAACTGCTGGTCCAAATGTTTCAAATGGATCATAGTTGTTTGGCTCATTTGCTCCTGTGTGATATCCATCACCTCCTGATGTTACACTAACACCTGTACTACCTAACAACCTTAATTGATTTCCTGTTACTAATAATCCAAAGTTGTTTGGTGTTATAAAACTTCTTGACGTTAATTCTCCGTCTATTAATCCTTTTGCTATTCCACCGTCATCATCGTATATGCTCATTATAATTTTTTGTATAACACCCAGCTTCTTGACCTTAACAGGCGGTGACAACCAAATAGGCATTGAGAAAGATAATGTTGCAATATCTATTTCTGTGTCTGCACCTACTGGAATTGTTCTGCTACTAAAACTTACATTTGTTAACTCAACATAACTTAAACTGGTCCAGTCGATATAATTGTCTGATTTTTGTATTTCAAAATCTGGATTAAACAGGTATAATATCTG